CCACAGAAGAACTAATCAATAGAGCCAAGAACTCTAAAGATTCTTCCACTCTCAATTACATCCTCAAAGCATTCAATTACGACTATCGTAATAACGCTGCAATTCCTAAACTAATGCAGCAGATTGCCAAGTGGGATCGTAAATACCAGAGAACTATCAGAGCATCTCGTCGTCCTAAATAATCCTTACTGGGATCTTTTTAGGAACTTTCGTGACTGCAAACACCGTATTATCAGACATTAACGAAATTTATACAGGCTATGTTTTAGCAGGTGATAAATGGTTTGACTCGTCTGCTAAATTACAATACGATCAGCGTGTAAAGCAAGCCAAGCCAGAAGAAGTAGCAGATGCTGAAGGTAAAGCCAGAGCAATGGCAGAGTATTTTATTGATTGGGCTAAAGACAATAAATACAAAGGATTCGTTAATAAAGTTTGGTGGACTGCTAGACCTAACTCTATGACATCAGCAGTTGGTAGATTCGTAGACCAGAAAAAGAATCCAACTGATATATTGGTTAAATTTAATGATGGTCCAGCAGATGGGTTTTTAGGATTGTCTGCTAAAGCAACTCAAGGATCAGGTGATATTGGATTTAAGAATCCAGGTGTTGGAACTATTGATACTAATCTTACTATGTCTCTTGCCAATGAATACAAATTATTATTGCAAGATACTATAACTAGATTTAAGTTACCCAACCCTGCGACAGAGAGAAAAGTTTTTATTAGAACACATCCAGAAGTCAAAAAAGAGACTGAGGAGATTGGTGTTAAAATGATGTCAGGTATGAGAGATAAATTATTAGAGAGACTGTTAAAATTTAAACAACAAGAGTTGTTAAAATATCTTCTCTCTGATTGGATGGATGCTGAGGTGCAGTATCCTCCATATATTAAAGTTACAGGACAGGGAAGTAAACCTCCCTATAAAGCAACAGTGATGGATCCAGTGAAAAACGAGAAATTAGATGCGTTATCAAAGTATCCCATCACTTTAGAAAAAGTAGGCAACGAATCAATTGGCGTAAAAGCTGGTGAAAAAAAGATTATGAAGATTCGTTTTAAATTCGAGTCAGAAAAGATGGCATCATCTTTAAAACTCTCTGGGGATCCATGGTAAACATATGTTAAATTTCAAATTATTTCTTAAAGAAGAAGCACTAAATGAAGACTTGCTGTTAGAAGCAGAATCTTCATCAGTTGATTCAGATGATAAAGGTAAACTCCATGAGATACTTTTAGCAAAACATCTACATCCTGAAACTAAACTTCCAGAGCATCATCGTTCTTTCTCTGACAACCCAGACCATGCTGGTACTCCAGAACAAGTACACGATAAACTAAGAGAAAAGATTCCAGCTGCAGCATATGACGAAATTGATCGTCATGCAAAACAATCTGCAGCAGCATTTAAACAAAGCATGCAAGACCAAGGACATATTGGTGACCATGCGCACATCGGTAATGTTCACTGGACATCCAATGCTGACAAAGCGAATGTTGCTGGTGACCACGAAAAGACTACTGGTGTTAAAGATGTAAACTCTAATGCTGACTTGATTGTTACACTACACGATAAAGAAGGTAAGCCAGTCGGACATCATGGCATCTCTGCTAAGTATGGTTCACAAGAACCGAACTATCGTAATCCAGGACTTGATGCATTAGAGAAAACTGCTAAACTATCATCTGGATCTCTTGGTGCTCCAATGCAACATCATACTGATGCCATGGAGAAAATGGGATACACTGGCTCAGCAGATCAAAGAAACATTCAAACTAAGATTGACGAAATGCCCATCAACGACATTCGTCAGAAACATGCTGAAGGTCTTGCTGCAATGCAAGCAGGTAAGAAACTTTCTGGTAAAAAGAAAATCATGCATGAACACTTGGACAAATTTATCCAAGCACACGACGCACTACCAGAAAAGAAACAAGAAGCATTCCGTCAACAAGCAAGTCAAAGAGCATCAACTGCTCGTGCATCTAATCTTGCCGCAAGAACTCAAATGACTCAATCGTTTGCTACAGGTATGGCGCAACACAAGTCAGAAGATCTAGCAAATATCATTCGTCAGAATGTATCACCAAATACTCATATTCCTCATACAGTTGTGCACAGTAAAGTTAAAGATAACGGAGAAGCAGAATCTGTGATCAAACCAATGCACAGTTTAGCCGATGAACATCTATCGCAATTTAAGCCAGACTCTTTACATGTAGTTCCAGGAAAAGGAACATCAGTTACCATTAAGGGTATCCATGCTAAGACTAACAAGCCAGTAGTTGCTGCTCGCTATACGATTAAATCATCCTCTGGTGCTCACAAGAGCGCAGTAGGCACTTTCAAGCTGCAATAATCCCCTCAATTCCGTAGGGTTATCGCTTGACAATAATTGCAACTTAGGGTATAATAGTAATATGATGCTAGGATTTAAAGACTTTTTGACTGAAGGTGCACCGACCGAAGAAGGTGCAAAACTCAAACACATTACTCACGCTGAGGATCGTCCACTGTTCCATGGAGCAGACGGATTCAATCATGCGTATAATGCTCTACATGGTGCACACTTCCATACCAAACAAGGTATGAACTCCAACAAACTGACGATGAAGTACGATGGTTCGCCATCTTTGGTTTATGGACACCACCCAGAGAATGGTAAATTCTTTGTTGCATCAAAGTCTGCCTTCAATAAAAATCCAAAACTAAATTATACACCTGAAGATGTTGAGAAGAATCATGGACATGCTCCAGGTCTTGTAGAAAAACTTAAAGCAGCATTAGAACATGCACCAAAGATTGCACCAAAGAAAGGTGTATTCCAAGGTGATGTGATGTTCACTAAACCTGATCTTAAGAAAGAAGGAGACAAAACTTCTTTCACACCGAACACTATCACTTATGGTGCAAAGGGTGATAAAGCTGCATCAATTAACAAATCTAAATTTGGTTTAGTTACTCATACCAAATACGAAGGAACTAACCTAAGCAACATGCGTGCAACTGGTAATGTTTCTGAAGGTGACTTCGGCTCTCACTCAGACATCTATCACCACACTGCCAGCTACGATGCTGCAGGTGCAAAGTACTCTGAACAGTCTCAACAGAAAGTGCTTGGAGAATTATCCAAAGCCAAGACTATTCATGAGACTCATGGTGCCAAGATGTATAAAGCAATTCACGCAGAGCATAGTGGTGAAGCAGGACATCTAGCAACCTACATCAATCAAACAGTTCGTACAGGGGAAACTCCTTCCAGCGATGGTTTTAAAGACCATGTTTCTTCTCAGTTGAAGAAAAAGTTCGAAAAGATTAAAACTCCTGCCAAGAAGCAAGAGATTATGGATAATGCTGGTGCTCAATTGGCACACATTGACAAGAACAAAGAACACTACGACAATCTACTAAAGATGCATGGTCATCTTGCCAATGCCAAGAATGAATTGGTCAATAGTCTTGAATCAAACGAAGGTGGATATGAGCATTCTATCGGTGGGGTTGCTTCCAAACCAGAAGGTTTTGTTTACAATCATACTCACAATGGTGTAACAGAGCCAACCAAGTTGGTCAATCGTGCAGAGTTTGCTCGTCAGAATCTGTTGAAGTCTCGTGGAGCACAAGAAGGTAATACTAATGCTTCTGATAATCATCATACAATCGCATTTGGTCGTATGAACCCACCAACTGCTGGTCATGAGAAACTTGTTCAACATATGCAGAACACTGCCAAGAAATTCGGTGGTGGACATACTCTAGTTCTATCTGGTTCTCAAGATACAACTGCAGCTGAAAAGAAGAAAGCAAAGAATCCTCTTTCTCCTGAGCAAAAATTAATGCATGCGCAAAATGCATTCCCTGGAACTAATATCAAAGTTGCTGATAAACAAAGTCCAACTATCCTTCAACAAGCAGCAGACTTACATAAACAAGGTGTGACTCATCTACACTTTGCTGGTGGTGAAGATCGTAAACCAATGGCTGATCTACTCAAGAAATATAATGGAGTTAAAGGTGCTCATGGAGAGTATAACTTTAAGGACATTACATTTGAGAACGCTGGTAAACGAGACGAAAATGCTAAAGGTGTTGAGGGTGTCTCTGGAACTAAGTTAAGAGGGTTAGCATCAGCAGGTAAGAAAGAAGAATTCCATTCTCATCTATCAAGTCAGATGAAACCAGAACATAAAGATGCTCTTTACAACGACCTAAGGAAAGCGATGAAATGAAAAGATTAATCCTAGCACTATCATTAGTAGTTCTTTCTGGCTGTGCAGTAATCTTTCCCAAGCCACATGACCCAGTTATGTTTGGTCAAGCAATCGAGATTAAAGTAGGACTAAGTAAGATTAGCTGTGAAGATAAGTCCAATTGGCAACCAGTTTTGGACAAAGTAGAAACTCTCAAAGTTTACTCTTTCGAACGAGGTGATCCTCAATCGGATGCATTCGGCAAGATGGAAGAAGCATTAAAGAAAGCCAAAGAAAGCAAGAGTGCTTTATTCTGCGAGAGTATTGTTAAACTTAATAAAACACGAGTCGATGTAACCATCGATGCTTGGAAGGGTAGATAAAATGAGTATCTTAAACGAATTAAGAGAACAGGTTGGACTAGGTGGTCCAGCAGCATCATTGGCAAACGAACTCCTAGTAATCCACGAGAACTATGCAGCAGGACAATTAACTTCTGAAGAGTATGCATTCCTTCTACAAGAGATAGCTGACATCCGTGCACAACAAGAACTAGCCTCAGACGAAATCGCCTGTCGTTGGATCGTTGCTGCAGCACAGGGCATGCTAGCTGTAATGTAAGGATATAAACTCCTAAATAATATGTACTACTTTATAGATGGATCGTATGAAAGATTATAGACAACTAATCAAAGAACTACCGTCAACAACCTTAGTTTGTGCCTTCGGAGATTTCGATCCTCCAACTACAGCACATGAATTAATGGTTAAGACTGTCAATAGACTGTCAGAGCAAAAGAATACTGACCATGTCATCTACGCATCCACTAAAGATAGCCTAATTCAAGAAGAGAAGAAGGAACAATACCTCAAGTTAATGTTCCCTAAGACTAAGTTCCAATCTGTGAACGAGTCTAAGATCAATAACCTTCTAGAAGATTTGGGTAAGAAATACAAGAAGATTGTAATAGTTACTGGAAGCGAACAAGTCGATAAACTAAAGAAACTTGTTAAAGAAAATACCTCCATCCAAATTATTCCAATCACGGAAAAGAATCCTGATGTCAACTTTGCTAAAATGAAGCAGTTGGCGATTAAAGGATTGTACGAAGAATTTAAAAAGAAGCTACCAAGCAACATTCGTGAACTTGATGGTCGTCGTCTAATGAACGATGTCCGCATTGGCTTAGGTTTAGAACCAGTCAAAGAAAACTTAATTTTAGTTAAAAATAAACTCCGTGAAGAATATTTTCGTGGAGAGATTTTTAATGAAGGTGACATTGTAGAATCAAATGGTGATTTGTTTACAATCGTTAAGCGTGGTTCAAATCATTTACTATTAAAAGAACAGTCAGGCAATCTCGTTTCCAAATGGATTCAAGATGTTAAACCTACGGAAGAAAAAGAAATGAAAGAAGCAGTCATACAACCAAACGGCACAGATAAACTAGAGCCATCTACATCAGATACTGGTGCTAAACAAGACATCACTAAGCCAGCTGGTAAGACTAAAGGTTTCTTGACATTCTATAATTACAACATGAAAGAGTCGCATCTTACTGATGAAGACGATACTGAAGAGTTAAACACATATAATCCAAGTGAAGTTGGTCATACATTAGTTCCTGGAAGTGCTCACCATCTTCGACATATGAAAGTTAAATATCAAACAGAAGATGTAGATCAAGTTGCTAAAGAGAGAATGAAAGCGCAGTTGGCTCTCAAACACGCTAAAGAAAAAGAAACTCTTGATGCTAAGCATACACAAGAAAAAGAAAACATTAATGAACTATCAACTGATCTACTAGCAAGATATAAAACAGGTGCAGCTGCATCTGCTAAAGCAGCTGATGCCTCTGGTGACTATGCCAAAGGTGACAAACGATTTAAAGGTATCAACAAAGCAACCAACAAACAATTCGATAATGATCTAAAGAAACATGGTCAAATGAAAGAAGAACTAGACGAAGAACATATCGTCCATGTTGATGATGGTAGCAAGTATGGTGAAGAACCTCATGACAAAGATGTCGAACATGTAATGTCTGGTGCTAAAACACATGGTGGTGAATTCGATGGTCACTCAGATAAGGGTGCTTTCTTCAAATTCAAATCACATAGTGATGCTAAGAACTTTGTAGATCATGTTAAAAGATCACCACATAAAACTGTTGGTGCAGATCTACATGAAGAAGCTGATTTAGAAGAATCCCGTGGACATAAAATTATTGCCACTAAACTAAAGAATATTGAAACTGCTCGTAAGGCATTTTCTGGTGAGAAAGCAGTTTGTCCAAAATGTGGTAAACACGAGTGTGCTTGTGGCGAACAAAGACCTGGAGTTGGTACTGACTCAACAATGTCAAAAGACCCATTCTTCAAAGAAGATTTTACTGATGCAGAAATTGAAGAAATGGTAGACTCTGTTACTGATCAAGACATTGAAGATCTCTATGAAGAAGATGAAATCGTTTTAGTGTATGATGACGATGGTGAAGAAATCCCACCACTACAAGAAGAAGCCAAGTATGATCTAATGGAAGTTCTTTCTCGCACAGAAAGAATGAAAGGTAAGATTCGTCTCCGTAAGACTTCTGCAAAGCGTGGTCGTTCAACTAAGATTGCATTAAAGAGATTCTCAAACCCAGCAACTATTAATAAACGAGCAAGAAGATTGGCGATTAAACTAATGAAGAAGAGAATGCTTCGTGGTCGTGATCCTGCTAAAGTTTCTATTGGTGAAAAAGAACGAATTGAAAAAATGATGTCAAAGAGAAAAGATATTATCTCTCGTGTTGCTCAGAAATTAGTTTCTAGAGTTCGTAAAGTAGAAAAGTCTAGAATGTCTCATGGTAAAGTAACTAAAGGAGCAATGCCAAGTGTCTTTTAAATCATTTGCAGAATATTTAAATGAGTCCTGTGATTGCTGGAAAGGTCACAAGCGAGTTCCAGGAACTAAACCATGTGCACCTGGATCTTGTGTTAAAGAAGAAACTGTTCAAGAAGCAGCAGTTGATGCCAAAGGACACAAGAGTTCTACTGGTGGTCTGACTCAAAAAGGTCGTGACGCATATAATGCTAAAGGTGCTAATTTACAAGCACCAGTTACCACTCCTCCATCTGAATTAAAAGCTGGAAGCAAAGCAGCAAATCGTAGAAAATCTTTCTGTGCACGAATGGGTGGCATGGAAGGTTCAATGAAGAAACCAAATGGCGAGCCAAGTCGTAAAGCACTCGCACTTAGAAAGTGGAACTGTTAAGATGAACGAAACATTATTAGAAGCAAGAGTCTGTCTAAGCAATACATTTTTGATGTATTTCAAGGCACACTCTTATCACTGGAATGTGGAAGGTAAAGACTTCCCTCAACTACACGAATTCTTCGGTAATCTATACGAAGAACTCTATGGTGCAGTCGATCCATTTGCAGAAGAGATCCGTGCAATGAACGAGTATGCTCCAAGAAACCTAGACGAGATTTATGTTCATAAGTCTATAGATGCAGGGAATGTTGGACACACTCCAGAGACAATGCTGGCTGATTTACTTGCAGCGAACAACGAAAGCATTGTTCGCCTAAATAAGTTATTCGATCTACTGACTGTTGCAAAAGAGCAAGGTTTTGCTGATTTTGTGGCTTCTAGATTAGATGCGCATAAGAAACACGGCTGGATGCTAAGATCCATCCTAAAAACTACTGGGGAATAAGAATGGAATTCAAATCATTTATGGAAGCGTTGAAGGGTAAACAGCATAACATCGATAAGAATAAGAATGGTCAAATCGATTCTCATGACTTTAAACTTTTGCGTAAAGAAGAAACTGAACAGTTAGAAGAAGCAACTGTGAAGACACAGAAGTATGAAGGGGGTAAGGTGATGACTGTTCATCACGGAGCCAGTCATTCATATCCTTTACATCCAGAACATCAAGAAGCAATTAGAAATTTAAAACATGGTGAAAAAACTTCTTTTAAAGATGAGACTGGTGCTAAAGTAAATGTTCATCGTGATGTTCAAGATGTTCACTTTACTTCTAACAAGACATCTACCAAGACTACAGTTCCTTATAGTCATTTTAGCGAAGAAACAGAAGAGCTAGATGAAATTCATCGCATGAAGACTAAACTTAATACACTTGACGATATTAGCAATAAATCAGTTGCTCGTCAAAAGTTAAGTAACCTTATGAAATCTGGTAAAGCCAAAGGTGCTTTAATTGCTAACAAAAGAAGAACTCTAAACATGGGTGAAGAAGTTGAGATCGATGAAGGTGCATTTTCTTCTGGAGCGTTAAAGGCTACTGAAAAATTTAAAAAAGAAGCAGACAAAATCCCTTCTACTGGTACAATTCGAGCCAAAGATGAAAAGGGCACATATACTGCTAAGACAGTTAATCATAAAGAAGTTTCTCGTGTTTATGAAACAACAGAAGAAGTTGAGCAGATTGAAGAAGCAAAACCAGGACTCTATGCGAATATTCATGCTAAGAAAAAGCGTATTGAAGCTGGCTCTGGTGAAAGAATGCGCAAACCTGGAAGCGAAGGTGCTCCAAGCGCAAGCGACTTTAAAGATGCAGCTAAAACTGCCAACGAAGAATTTGAATCTTTGGAAGAGCGCAACAAACAAAATGCTATGATGCGTAAAACTATGGATGCTTCTCGTGGTGCTCGTTATAAACTTAACAACCCAGTTCCAGATGCTGATCCAAAACATAAAACTGCTAGAGATCATAATGTAGCAATCGGTCGTGCTCTGCGCAGTGAAGACAAGATGACAACTACAAAAGATAAATCAGGTAAACTAATCTCTTTCAAATACGAAGGTGACTGGAAGAAATCTACTGAGAATAAACAAGGTTCTGGTAAAGCAGCAAACCTTGCTGGACAAGCAATGCAGAAAATGGCAAAAGCCAATGAACAAGCACCTGTTGCTCCAGTTCCAGATAGAAAATATATCAAGGGTACACCAGAGAATAAAGCGTTGAAAGATTCACGCAAACCAATCAATGGTATGCCAACCAATAAGATTAAAGAAGAAAAAGACGAACAAGAGTATGGTTACGAAGGTGACATGGCTTTGAATCAATTGGCAACTCTAACAAGATGTGCTGAAATGATCAAAGAAATTCTAAAGCCAGACACTGACATGCCAGAATGGGTTCAATCTAAGATTACTCTTGCCACTGACTATATCCAAACTGCAGCTGACTACATGCACTCTGAAATGAATGAGGCAAAGTCAGTAGAAGTTAAAGTAAATGCAGCTGGAGATGCTGCCCATGAAGAAAAATGGGAAGCAGTTAAGAAGGTAAAGAAACCAGTTAAAGAATCTTTCGATGACGAAGGTAATTTAATCTCTAACAAAGTTTCGTATAAAGAGTTTATGTTAGAGTACACTCCAGGTCCAGGCGGAGTTACTCAAATTAAAGGTCGTTCTTATGGAGCAAGTTACACTGATCCAGAAGGCGCAGATGATTATGATGACAAAAAACCAATAAAGCCAGCAGCTGAAAAGCGTGGTCGTGGTCGCCCAGCTGGGGCAAAATCTGGTGCTCGTAAGATTACAGGCACTTCAAAACTAATGAATAAATAAATTAAAGTCCAAATCTAAGGAGACACAAAATGGCACTATGGGGCAACAAAGACTCTAAATCAGCAACTGGAACAATCGCTATCGCCGATACTGGTGTAGTGACTGGTACATCTACGCTGTTTACAACTGAATCAAAAGTAGGTAACTATATCATCGCTGGTGGTGTAGATTATCAAATCGTTACAATCACATCTAACACTGTGGCTAAAGTTATCAATGGTACAAACAATGGTAAAGGTTTAGTTACTACTGTAACTGGTGGCACTTCTTATACTCTATCTGAGAAACCTGTATATGTGGCACACGGCTCTGCCGACACATTTTCAATGGGCAGATCTGGTTTAGTATTCGGTGTTGACGCTACTGAAGCTGTATCTGGTGGAGACAATGTTTCCGCTGTATCAGTTGCTTCTGGTAAAACTCGTTACCTAGAAGTTCCAGCAGTTACATTCTCTGGCGGTGGTGGTTCTTCTGCTGCAGCCACTGCATCTATCTCTGGTGGCGCAGTTTCGTCAATCGCTGTAACTAATACTGGTACTGCTTATACTTCAGCACCAACTGTTACTATTGCTAAACCTCGTCGTGTTATTCCTACAGGTAGTGTTACAATTGCTACTGAGCAAATCGCTTATGCTACTCACGGCTTAGTTGCTGCTGACTCAGTTAAGTATTTCCATGCTGGTTCTACTGCTATCACTGGTTTATCAAATGATACTGAGTATTTCGTATCTGCTCTTGGTTTAGCTGCAGGCACTTTCCGTCTAGCAACTACTGCAGATGCAGCTGCAGGTCGTACTGCTCTTGCTGGTGTTGCTATTTCTGGTACTGGTGGTCAGTTTACTTGTACTGCAACTACCCTAGCAGTTGGTGATCGTATTAGAATTACTGGTACACTAGGTGGAACTGGCACTATTACTAGTTATGCAACAGGAACTATCTATACTGTTTCTGCTGTTACTGGTACATCACCATCTGTCACTGGTTTTACACTAACCACTGAAGCTGATGTTGCTATTGTTACTACAGCTGGTACACCAACTGGTTTGACATATGCTCCATTTACACTCGTTCTAATTTCTGGCACTGGTAATAGTGCTCAGTACTTTGAACTTCAAGCAACTGCTGACCAAGCAACTGCTACTGCTGCACTAGGTGATGGTGCTGTTGGTGGTTCGCAACATGCTGGTTGGGTTCGTCGTACTGTTGGTACTGGTGGTCGTGCTGGTCGTGTTCAGTATGAAACATTAGTTGCCATGGGTTCAATGACTGGTGACCAATCTGACGATGTAGCCTTCAGAGATAGCTAATAAATACATAATGTAAAAGGGAGAGTTGTTCTCCCTTTCTTTTTTGAAGATAATATGGTTAGTGAAAAACTAAATGAAGGTAACTTTCTTGTATACGCAATGCATCACTACGATAATCCGCAGTGCCATAGCCTACAAGAATTTGAAGAAGACATAAAGAAGTTCTTATATCTTAAGAAGTTACTTTCCAGATATAAAAATTATGATGAACTGCGAGAGCGATTAATCCTCAATCACATTATTGTTCTTTATAACATCTTCGGTGATTCAGCAACAAGAATGCTGTTTCATAAAATTGACAAATCTTGTTGGGATGTATTAGTTACATTTCTAGTATACCTCGATAGAATGCCAGCAGAGTTACCAGAATACGGTATTATTTTGTCTGATATAGTCTTGGATGAAACGATTATATCAACACTTAGGAAAATTTAATGGCTCGCATAGTAGACAATTTAATTGCATATCGAGTTCTCAAAATGTTAGTCACTAACTTTGAGGACACAGAAGCATTCAAACTGGGTATCATTGATGCTAAGGGTAAGAACATTCGCAAAGCAACTACTCTGCAATCATCTCAAGAAAGAGATGCATACACTTACTTGAATCGTTTAGTGTTCAATGTAAAGAAAATTATCAATAGACTTCCAGGTGCTGAGAGTAAAATGAAATCTCTAGTTGCTGCACTCTGGTTAGTTAAAGAACAATATGAGTCAGGTAATCGTTCAACTGCAATGCTACAAGAAAAGTTTGACAATATCATGAAGATGTTGGATAATAGAGTGTCTCTTGTTGAAGAAGAGATTATCGTTAAGAAGTTTCTTGAAGAAGACGGTATTGCCAATGTCACTGGTGCAGCAGTATCTACCAATGAACCAAAGATTGGTCCAAAAGAAATTAAGAAATACAAAGCTGGTCAAGCATCCACTATCGCAGGAATGATTCGTCGTCCGAAACCAGTGGAGGTTTAATAATGTGGATGTTAGCGTTTTTCCCTGATGCCTTCTTAGTGTGGATAATTAACATTATCTTAATCACTGGCATTATTGGATTCGTTGCATCGTTTTTCTTTGGTTTTGTAGTTCGTTGGATTCCAACCATTGCACCTTATCATTTACTAATACAAGTGATAAGCATTGTGCTTTTAGTGGCAGGTGTTTACTTCAAAGGTGGATACTCTGTTGAGATGGCATGGAGAGAAAGAGTTGCAGAGTTAGAAGCCAAGATTGCAATATCTGAACAGAAGTCTAAAGAAGTAAATGAGAAGATTGTCACTGTCTATAAAGACAGAGTCAAAGTTGTTAAAGAAACACAAATAGTCGTACAAGAAAAGATTAAGACAGTTGAAGTGAAGATTGATTCGCAGTGTAAGATAACTGCTGATACAGTTGATATTTTAAATCAAGCTGCAGTAGGTAAGAAATGAAACTTCTTTTAGTTTTACCTATTGTTGTGTTGTTATCGGGATGTCTGATTACGACACCTGTTAAGAGAAACTTTCCAGAAGTCCCAAAACAACTTATGGAAGCATGTCCTGACTTAAAGACTACAGATCCTACTGAAAAGTTAAGTGAAGTTTTGAAAGTCGTTGTGGACAACTACGGGCAATATCATGAATGCAAAATTAAAGTTGACACTTGGGTTGAGTGGTACAACACGCAGAAAAACATTTTTGAGAGCGTAAAATAAATGGAATCCCCAGAGAGACTCGCCAAATTGGAAGCACAAGTAGACGGCATCAAAGAAGATGTTAAAGAATTGAAATCTGACATAAAAGAGATTCACTCTCGTATCACAACTTCTAATAGAGAAATCGTGGATAAGATCGACGACATGCAAACACGCATCGAGCATAAGATGCAAGCAAATGCTCAAATCTCGCAAGATCAACATGCTGAAATTAAGAAAGATGTTGTGCAAGATTTGGAAAAGATGAATACCAGAGTATCCGCTCTCGAGCAGTGGAAATGGTATGTAATCGGTGGTTCTGGTGTAATAGGTTTTATTATTGGAAATTTAGCCGAAATTATAAAGTATTTAAAATAAGAAAAGAGAAAATAAATGGCAGCAACATTCAAACTATTTGCTGATAAGATGGGTGGCAGATCTGCTACTGCTTATATCGGTACTCAAGGCGAAATTTTCTATGATCCATCCACTGGTGCTCTTAGAGTTTCAGATGGTGTGACTGCAGGTGGTATATTTGTTTCATTAGCAGAGTACGAGTCATCTGATATTGTGACAAGTCACATGTATGTTGATTATAAGCGAGTAGATACCTACACTGCTACTGGATCAAGAGAGTTTCCATTTAAGACATTGCAGGCTGCATACACTGCTGCTGCTTTAGTGGCAAGTTCTTCTAATCCAATTTACATAGTATTAGTCAGTGGAAATACTTCTGCTTCTGCAGAAGCAGTGACATTTAGTAAAGGACATATTTTTCTAGTTGGTGATAACAGTTCTGGAACTCATGCTCCTATAATATTTTATGGTAATCTAACATTCACTGGTCCAAATGTTAGTATCTCAGAAAACCACTTTGCTATACAAGGGATTGAACTAATTGGTTCTTCTGGCACTTCTGTATTAACATTTCCTGGTTCTTATCCACAAAGATTATACCTAAAAGATGTTTGGATTACTGCCAATGGTAATGTCCATGGTATTAACATGACAAATACAGGCACAGGATCTTCCTTACATTGCAATGATACTAAACTAAGTCATAATGGTTCTGGGCATTATCATTGTCTTAACATTGCAGCAGGAACTGCCAATATTGATTCACTAGAAACTTCTGGTTCAGGAGTAGCAGCAATTGGTGTTGATGGTGGTACTTGTAACATAAGAAACAGTGAAATTGAGTGTGGTGGTTCATACGCAATAGATGTGTATGCTGGTGGTGTACTAACTATGGCAACATCAATGATTACTACTACTTCTGCAACTTCACATGGAATTATTCTAAGAGCAGCAACTGCTACAGCAGTTGTAGGTACAGTTTCGTTTAGAGTGCCTGCAGGAGATGCTTCAAATAGAGCAATTTCTGGTGTAGCTGGTACAGCTTTATACTATGCTAATCTTTACTTTTTACCTGGATATACTGATAAAATTAGTAGTGCAATCACCAGTGCAGTGATTGATTCCACACCTAGTTTTGTTTCTTAATATTTTAGTATATAATGTTGCAGATAAAACCACCTTCGGGTGGTTTTATCTTTTATAAAACTTGCTTTGCAAGAATGTTTGGGGTATAATTATACTCTACTAGTGGAGATTTGTAATGTTATACATTGATGCAAAGTATGCCCAAATTCTGGGCGGTCGCTTGCGAAACTTCAAACAAAAGAAAGACTATCTCTGGAACTATTCATGTCCAGTCTGTGGGGATAGCACATCTAATAAATTGAAGGCACGAGGTTACATCTATCGTGCAAAGGCAGATCTATTTGTAAAGTGTCACAACTGTGGTTACGGTACGAACATCGGCAATCTAATTAAGTATGTTGATACGAAGTTGTATGATGAGTATGTGCTTGAACGATATAAGTCTGGTGCAACACGATACAATGACCACAAAGATATCTCTGAAACACAAGTAGTTATTGAGACAATACCAGAAGATCTTCTGGAAGATGATATTCTTTCGTCTCTCACAAGACTAGATAAACTACCACTGACACATCCTGCTGTTCAGTATGTAGTTAAAAGAAAGATTCCAAAGGACAGATGGAGTCTCTTGTACTTTGCTCCAAAGTTTAAAGCATACACTAACTCAGTGATCGCTAAATTCCAAGAGCCAATACAAGACGAACACCCAAGGATGATTATTCCATTCTTTACTAATGCTGGTAAGTGTTTTGCTTATCAGGCTAGAGCGTATGGAAATGAAGAGCCTAAGTATTATACCATCAAGGTGGATGAAACTCAGGAAAAAATTTATGGACTTGAAAGGATTGATTATGCTAAACGAATTATTGTTGTTGAAGGACCAATTGACTCGCTATTTTTACCGAATGCAGTGGCTGTTTCAGGAGCAAGTTTTGATACCCCTACTATTAGGAGTATTCTTGCTAATGCAACGATTGTAATGGACAATGAACCACGAAATAAAGACATTGTCAAACAGTTAGAGAAGTATATCAATTTAGGTTATTCTGTCTGTATGTTTCCAGAACACATAGAACAGAAAGATGTGAATGAAATGATTTTACATGGCGAAATGACTGCCGATGAGATTACAGAAGTCATAAATACAAACACCTACTCTGGTATGGAAGCAAAATTGAAATTTAGTACATGGAAAAAACTATGAATGTCAGAATGGTAAGTTATAGTAAACCTTCAGATGAAATGTTTGAAGAAGGTTTAGTAGATGTGCAAGAGTTAGTTGCCTTTTGCGCAAGAGTTAGTAATCCCAGCAACCAGTTCAACACAGATACATCAGAGAAGTTAATTAAGTATTTAATTAAACATCAGCATTGGTCTCCACTAGAAATGGTCAGTGCTTGTTTAGAAATTGAAACTACTCGTGACATAGCAAGACAAATCTTGCGACATCGTTCTTTTTCGTTCCAAGAATTTAGCCAGCGATATGCTGATCCAACAAAAGACTTATCTTTCGTTCTTAGAGAAGCCCGACTTCAAGATACGAAGAATCGTCAAAATAGCGTTGAGAATACAAATCTAGCATTGGCAACATGGTGGGAAGAAAGACAGAAGCGAGTAATTAGAGAAGCCGAAGAAGCATATGCATGGGCAATCGAAAATGGGATTGCCAAAGAACAAGCAAGAGCAGTACTGCCAGAAGGACTAACTGTTTCTCGTTTATACATGAATGGCACTATACGATCATGGATCCACTTCATTGAATTACGATCGGCAAATGGTACACAGAAGGAACACCAAGAAGTCGCACGACAATGCGCAAAGGTAATTGCTGAGGTATTTCCTCTGGCGAACGAATTAGTAAAACTATAATAAATTTTGGGGCTATATATGGAACTTGTGCATGGCATAACGGTAGATTACACTCGTGATAATCTGTTTGATGAGTTAGGAATGATTCGATTAAAAGAATCTTATATGAAAGATGATGAGGTAAGTCCTCAAGAAAGATTTGCTTTTGTTTCAAATAAATTTGGGAGTAATCCAGAACATGCGCAAAGGTTATATGAGTACAGCAGTAAGCATTGGCTCTCTTATTCTACTCCCATTTTATCTTTTGGTCGTAGTAAGCGTGGTCTTCCTATATCATGTTTCCTTAACTATATTGAAGATACTGCGGAGGGTTTAGTTGATAATCTTAGTGAAACTAATTGGCTTTCTATGCTTGGTGGCGGTGTTGGGATTGGTTTTGGTATTCGTTCGGCAGATGACAAATCTACTGGTGTTATGCCTCACCTCAAAATGTACGATGCGTCAAGTCTGGCATATCGGCAAGGTCGCACTCGTCGTGGCAGTTATGCTGCTTATCTCGATATCAGCCATCCAGATATTATTAATTTCTTAGAGATGCGCAAGCCGACAGGCGACCAGAATATGCGCACTCTGAACATGCATCACGGGATTAACATTCCAGATGCGTTTATGGAAATCATTGAACAGTGTATGATTGATCCAGAGTTTGATGACTCTTGGAAATTAGTCGATCCTGCTTCCAATGAAATTCGTGAGACTGTATCAGCCAAAGAATTATGGCAACGAATCCTCGAGATGCGTATGATGACAGGTGAACCATACCTACATTTTATTGATGAATCAAATCGTAAAATGCCACAATGGTTAAAGGATCTTGGTTTAGAGATTCACCAATCAAATCTATGCTCAGAGATTATTCTGCCAACAAATGAGAAACGAACAGCAGTATGTTGTTTATCATCTTTGAATTTGGAGTATTATGATGACTGGAAAGACGAACCACAGTTCCTTCGTGATGTTGCGGAAATGCTTGACAATGTTCTTCAGTATTTTATTGATCATGCTCCTTCCACAATTAAGCGTGCAAAGTACTCAGCAACTCGTGAAAGAAGTATCGGTGTTGGTGCGTTAGGTTGGCATGCATATCTACAGAAGAATAATCTTCCGTGGGAATCATCACTGGCAGTTGGTAAAAACAAAAGTATCTTTAAAAATATAAGAGAGAAACTAGATGTCGCTAACAAAGAACTTGGAATGGAGAGAGGTGAGGCTCCTGATGCTCAAGGCACTGGCAATCGGTTCAGCCATCTCATGGCAATTGCTCCCAATGCTAGTTCTTCCATTCTTATGGGCAATACCTCTCCTAGTATTGAACCTTATAGGGCTAACGCTTATCGTCAAGACACTTTATCGGGTTCTCACTTAAATAAAAATAAGTATCTTGATAAGGTCGTTACTGATTATGTTATTTCAAATCCCAAGGCAGATGTCCAAGAAATATGGAGTTCGATTATTGCGAATGATGGTAGTGTTCAGCACTTGGATTGGCTGGGAGAATGGGAGAAAGATGTTTTCAAGACTTCTATGGAAATCGACCAGCGTTGGGTCATTCAACACGCTTCCGACAGGCAACAACATATCGATCAAGCACAATCGTTAAATGTATTCTTTAGACCAGATAGTCACATCAAGTATATTCATGCCGTGCATTTTCAAGCATGGAAGTCTGGATTGAAGACTATGTACTACTGCCGTAGTGATAAGATCGCCAAAGCAGACAAGGTATCAAAGCGAATTGAACGAGACATTATCAAAGAAATTGACTTAACTGCATTAACTACCGAGGATGGCGCATGCATGGCTTGCGAAGGATAAAATGATAACTAAAACAAAATCAAGACTAACAGATCAAAGAACATACTTCAAGCCATTCAACTATCCATGGGCATATGATGCTTGGTTGAAACATGAACAAGCACATTGGTTACATTCAGAAGTTCCAATGGCAGAAGATGTTAAAGATTGGAAAAAGAAACTAACAAATGAAGAAAAACAATTCCTCACAAACATCTTCCGATTCTTCACTCAAGGAGACATTGATGTTGCTGGTGGTTATGTTAATAATTATTTGCCTTATTTCCCACAACCTGAAATAAGAATGATGTTGATGGGTTTTGCAGCAAGAGAAGCATTACACATTGCTGCGTATTCACACTTGATTGAAACATTGGGTTTGCCTGAGACCACATACAATCAGTTTCTAGAATATCAGGAGATGAAAGATAAACATGATTATGTTCTCGACATTTCTAGTAGAAATGGGACAATTGCTAGCACTGCTGAGCATATCGCTGTATTCTCTGCTTTTACTGAGGGTATGCAGTTATTCAGTTCTTTTATTATGCTTCTTAATTTTCCTCGTCATGGTCTTATGAAAGGTATGGGTCAAATTGTTACTTGGTCTATTGCCGATGAAACAATCCACGCTGAGTCGATGATTAAGTTGTTCCGTGAGTATATCAAAGAGAATCCTGAGATCTGGAATGATGAACTAAAGAGCAAGATATATACAATCGCTGAGAGAATGGTAGAGTTAGAAGATAAGTTTATTGATCTCTGCTACCATGCTGGTGATATGCGTGAACTGTCTGCATCGGATGTTAAACAATATATTCGTTACATTGCAGATCGTCGTCTAATTTCTCTTGGCATGAAGGGTATCTTTAAAGTTAAAAAGAATCCACTACCATGGGTTGAAGAAATGATCAATGCACCAGTACACGGAAACTTCTTTGAGAATCGTGTGACTGATTATGCTAAAGGTGCTTTGTCTGGCACATGGGGTGATGTATGGGGTAAAGCAGCGTGATAGAATTAATCTATCTGTTGCTCATGACACACATTACAATTGTGTGTGTCACTCTATATCTTCATAGAGGACAGACACACAGAGGAATAACTTTCCATCCAGCTGTTGCGCACTTCATGCGTTTCTGGTTGTGGCTAACTACTGGTATGGTAACTAAACAGTGGGTAGCCATACATCGTAAGCATCATCAGAACTCTGATAAAGAAGGTGATCCGCATTCACCTCATGTCTATGGTATTTGGAGAGTGGTGTTTGGTGGTGCTTTACTTTATCATGAAGCCAGTAAAAATAAAGCAATGGTTGATCAATACGGAGTTGGAACTCCAGATGATTGGATGGAAAATAACATCTACTCTAAACATAGCAGAGCAGGTATCATGATTATGTTAGCCATCAATATTATTTTGTTTGGTTGGATTGGTCTGCTTCTATGGGGTATTCAAATGATTTGGATTCCTTTCTGGGCAGCAGGTATAGTTAATGGTGTTGGGCATTGGTTTGGTTATCGTAACACTGATACCAAAGATCGTTCAAAGAACATATCAATGCTTGGAATCATAATTGGTGGTGAAGAACTGCATAACAATCATCACGCTGAACCAGCAAACCCTAAATTAAGCAGACGATGGTTTGAGTTCGACATTGGTTGGATGTGGTTTAAGATATTAGAGAATTTAAAATTAGCAAGGGTCAAAAATGACAACTAAGATTTTTGAATGTAATGAATGTCAGGCGAGAGGTAAGATTATCCTCAAGTCAGAAGAACGAATAGAAGATATCGTTTACTGCCCTGTGTGCTCTGCTGATATTTACGAAGAAGACGATTACGAAGAGGAAGAATAAATAGTAGTTTACACTACTGATTATTCTAATGTGGCTTTATAATAACGAACTTATTGAAGAACTACCTGAAGACTGCGTTGGATTTGTTTATTTAATTACGAACAAGTCCAGTAGTCGTATGTATGTGGGTAAGAAACTATCCAAGTTTTCCAAAACTACATACAAGATGGTGAAGCAGAAAAACGGAACAAAGAAACGAAAAAAGATTCGTAGTAAAATAGACTCTGATTGGATGGAGTACTATGGTTCAAGTATAGAACTAAATAAAGATGTAGAGTCTCTCGGCAAAGATAACTTTGTTCGTGAGATTCTTTTCTTTTGTAAATCCAAAGCTGAATGTTCTTACATAGAAGCACGAGAACAGTTTGCACGAAAGGTGTTGGAGACAGATGACTACTACAATGGACAGATTTCTGTCCGAGTCCATGGCTCTCATATTAAAAACAAACTATGACATATTTACTTTTTACAGTTGCACTATCGTTGTCGGCTCTTGCTGCATATTACGCAGTGATGGGTCTCATCGCAATCTTTGCTGCAGCTGTAGTACCGATTGCTCTTATGGGTTCGTTGCTTGAAGCATCGAAACTCGTAGTTGCATCATGGCTTTATCGAAACTGGAAAGAAATTCCAGCATTGATGAAGTCATACTTTGTGGGTGCTTTAATAGTGTTAATGTTATTAACATCTATGGGCATTTTCGGATTCTTATCAAAGGCACATTTAGACCAAGCAATTCCTACTGGAGATGTTCAGTCTAAATTAGCATTGATTGATGAGAAAATTAAAACAGAAAAGGAAAATATCAATGCAAATCGTAAAGAACTTACTCAACTCGATGCTCAAGTTGATCAAACCATCGCAAGAACCGATGACGCAAAAGGAACAGAGCGAGCCATTACCGTCCGTAGA